TGCATTAAACTGAGGCATCATTGCATTAGACAATGCTTGGTAATTATTACCCGACAACTGTGGATCTTCTTCACCACCAAAAAGACTACTTAACCAACTCATAACCCACCTCCACCAGATTTACTGTTGCTACTAGACTGTCCACTTGACAATACGTCAGGACTGCCGATTATGTTTGCATAATTACTCATGTTCTGCCAGTTCATCATAGCAGGGGAGAACATACCCATACCAAGGTTTTGCATGTTCTGGCTGCTGTTAAGGCCACCAGTCTGTACACCTTGTTGTTGGGCAATCATATCACTCAACATCTGCTGCCTACCGAATGTATTCTGGTCAGCCATCGATGCAATGCCAAGTTTGTTCTGCAAGTCTTTATCGAATGTCTCGTAACCAGTCACCGCCATATTACGTTGCAAGTTGGTGTTGATGTCATTCATGCCTTGCCCGATAGCAGTACCATGCCTTGAGCCACCAGACATACCAGCAGCAGCAGCCCTTGAGTCAACATTGGCCAGCATATTTGCTTGCGCCCTGTTGGCATCAGTAATGTAACTGGCCTTCATTGCATCAGCGTAGTTGTTGCCTTCGCCACCCATGATCTGACCATACAGCTTGCTGGTTAATGATGGGTTGTTAAGGGAGCTATTTAAGCTGTCAGTCAACATCTGTTGGTTGCCCATGTTCTGGTACACGCCACCGGCCAAGGCGTCTTTATAAGCTGGTACAGCCATATTGTTAATGCCAGAGATGAAGTTCTCTGCACCGGGCTGTAACCTTCTAATATCTTTACGTGTGTTAAACATGGTTTCCCTAGCGGAACTGTAAAGACGCTCTAAAGCATCTTGTTGCCATGCTGGGATTGTTTGGTTGAAGTCGCTGCTTCCTGAACTGTGTCCTGATTGACCACTCATGGGTTTGCCTCCAAATCGAATTTAATTGTTTCTGTGATTGGCTCCCAACCTGGAGGTAGTTTTCTCAACCAACCTTTACGGACTGACAAGCCTCTCAACTCTGTGCAGTTATAGTCTCTTGCTAACGCTTTCGCAACTTCGAGGGAGTCAAACAACCATTCATCTATAAAATCACCACCAGTGATAGGGATATACATAACACGTAACCCACTATCAAATTCTACAACATCGGCCGTATTCACAGCCACAATAACATCACCTTTCAGTATAGCCACCAGGAGCATATCGCCGGACTTACACTTGCGTTTGATATGCTCAATGGTCAGTTCACCATGGGAACAGTCCACTACCCGTTGCAAGATAACCTCAACATCCTTCCATACGTAATCAATCAGGTAAGGTGGTATTGCCGCAAATATAAAACCGCTTGTTAATGTCATACTTAATCTCACTCTTCACATAAAATAGATACAGTCATAGCTGTATCGAAAGCTGTAGTTGGTAGCACAATGCCAATACAATCTACAACACCTGCAATATTAACACCACCAGCGCAACTACCAGAAACGACAGCATTAGTGCCACCCATTATGCCACTAATAGTCCACTCACCGGAACCGGTACCTCTCATACTTGTCAGTTTGAATGATCCTATCCAAGTTGTTGCAGCTGCCAGTGTGTTAACCATATCAAACCCGGTAGGACTAACAGTAGTCGATGTCATGGCAGTACCAGATGTACTAATGGTAATTCCTAGATAACCAGTTGCTTGTAGGACACTACCAACACCAAGGCGGATAAGAGGTGGTATGGTTCCTGACATGCTCATGTTCCATACTGATATTGTTATCTTTATTGTATTAGCAGGTATGTTATTAAACTGTACTATTGAACCACTGGATGCAGCAGTTACTTGAACCTCAAAAGTTGATACCTTCCTTCCTGTAGAACCAAGAGTCAGTATTCCGTCCCCAGTCAACTCCATGATTTTAGTTATTCCACCATACCATTTGAAGGATTCTATTATCCTTGGTATAGAACTCCAAAATGTTCCAGTATCAGTTCCAATAGCATAGTCAGCCTGTGTTGCTGATATGGCATGTCGTAAAGATACCTTTGTACCTAAACTCTTTGTATTGAAGGATGGTGGCGCAATACCAGCTTGACCGAACTCAATCCTATTGCCAAGAAGCCCATTTAAGTAAACCTGGCCTAACCCATCGCCAGTGTTATTTGCACGAGTAGAGATTATCTGGTTAGTGAAAGTAGCAAGACCACTAACGGTCAATGTCAACAATGTCGTTATGCCTGTCACCGTCAAATCGACAATGGTGGCAAGGCCAGTTACAGTCAAATCCTTAGTGGTAATGAGTACAGTGACAATTAAATTGGTTAACGTCAAAGGGTCTGGTATCTTAGTCAACGCACCACTAGCAATGGCAGTAATCTGCTTTAACTGCCGAGTTAGGTACTCTGACAGTTCAGCAGTTGTACTCGATGGCGGTTGTTCATCAGTCATTAACGTGTACCATTAAATACATACTCAATATCCATACCAGTCAATATGAATGGTGTGGTGTTGTCCGAGAACACACGCCAAGCCAGCAATGAACCAGTAGCCCTTATGTCAACTTTACGCATGGTTGCAGGGGTGAACTTAACAGCCGGTTGCCACCTTACCGGACCACCGGCGAAGTCCTGCGCTCCTAACTGTATCCAGCAAGAGTTAGTGCAATCTATATTGGGATAGGCGCAAGTCGTAGTAAACAACTGCACCTGGTCATCAAGTATAAGTCCTTCCCTTTCAACCAAGGTGTTGACTACAATAGCCGGGTCTATTAACTCAAGACTGTATAGGCTACCTTGCACATCGCAAGTAGTGATGGTGTTAGAGAATGGTGAATTAGTGTCCTTGCCCCAAGCAGTTAAATTGTTATCCCATGTACCTTGGACTATAGACCACAGTTCCTGTGGTTGCAATACTGGTCCAAAAGTTGCATTTGGCCCACTGTCCAGTTTACGGCTAGATAGAGTATTGAACTCATAGTTAAACACAATAGCCACAGTAGGGTATACGAAACCAACTTCAGGATAGCAGAACCACACCTCTTTAGTGACTGGGTTAACAGCAGCAAAAGAGTTCTCATAGTTATTAGGGTCAAGCGTATTGACGAACTTATTCTTAACACGTCTGGATAAGATGGACTCAACGGAGTTACCATTGTTAGCCATGATGTCACCATTGGTGATGAAGTAGTGCAACCCACTGACTTCAACAACACAGTCAGTAGCCAATAGGCCATAGCGTGAAGTTAAGGTTCTGGATGACCAGATGAACTCACCGCCAATATAAGACAGAATGGTAATGGCTGACTCAGAGTAGATAACAAAGGAGTCCCTCATTGACAGCCCATCAACGATGTCGCCGCCAACGCCAATAGAAGCTTTACCAGCAATGGCCGACAGGTCTGTCTCATCCCAAGTGAACGGCAAACCATTAACATCAGCTGGGTGTGACCATCGGTAACTTGTAGGATATGTGACAGAACCTTCTGTAAGATTTAAAGCGAATAGGAAGTTGTTATGTGACCTTACGACATTGGCATGGTAGTTAAGAGCTTTCCAGGTATTAGCTGGATTAAAGTTCAATGGTTGTAATAATTGAGTAGTCTGCTGTGGTGACCAATATGCTGGCCAAGTTTGTGGATTATTGACAACTGGTATGTTACCAATCATGCAATGTTGCCACAGTATCTCTTGACCTACAGATATGCCAGCATAACCACCAGTCTCGGTTATATCAAACCAAGTATTACCGCTGTACAAGGTAGCATGTCCTTTAGACAGGACCATGTAAAAATTAGAGCCAGGAACCCAGAACAAGTACCCTGCCAATTGTGAAATAGTCTGTTGCACTATCTTCTTAAAGAAGTAAGCAGATTGAACCTTGTTGTTGATTACCTTATAGTTCTCACCATAAGATATTGACTCTGGCGGTAAGTCAACAGGATCAAGGTCGTTGATGGCACCAGCTTGACCAAGGTTATGAATTTTCAATAACATTAGGGTGAACCTTATGTGATAACATTGTAATCAATGCAGCATCCTGACGCTTAATGGTTTCTTCACGTAAAGACACAACCGCCTCACTTGTACCTCTGCTTGACTGGGCTACTTCGGCTTGCATGATAGGAAACCATGCGATTGCACAAGCCTGTTCGTCAATATATTCACCAGTCTGCGGATTACGCCCTGACATTGTGGTGAACCAAGCACACCTATAAATCTTGTTGTCCTTAACTTCCTCGCACCTTGAACCAAGTGGGCAAGTAAGTTCAACTGGCAGACCACTGGTCGCCATTAGGTTTTATTCCCGATGCAGAAGTCCATGTACCTTGGCGCCCAGTTGGCATTACCTACGTTAGCAGCGTTTGTGCCTGTTGGTGTCCCTGCTGATGTTGCAGTTACGGCAGGTGGAGCTGCACCAGTTATTGTGACGACAGCTCCTCCTGAAGCACCTACTACGGAAGAACCATAAGGCAAATTATGTGCATGTGTAGCCATAAGGTCACCTGTGAACACGTGGGTATGGCTAGGCACAGTGTTGTTAAGGATAGGGCTTTGGCCACCGCCGGCATTAGCCACACCACCAGTAGTGGCAACATTTACAACACGCATCATACTGTCATTAACAACTGTAGCAGCAGACCAACCAGCAGGAGGTGAAGTCTGATAAAATGGCAACTTCGTACCTGATGGGAATGGCGTTAAAGAAGTCACACCTACCAGCAGGTTAAGTTCAGCCTCGGTTGCAAGAATAACCGAGGCATAACCTTGTCCAGCAGCGCCAGGGAACTGTTTCTTTAAGACGTCTTTAATAAGGCGTAAGTGGTCATCACCTTGACTTACTGGGTCAATAGATGTTGGGTTCGCAGCAACTAAGCTTGCGAGGGTGGTACCGGTCTCCAAAGCCATCGTATTATCCTAATTTAATTGTTAAAGGAGTGCCGCTGAAAACGAGCAATTCATCTGCTTCAGTCACTTCGGCTACTGCTTGTGTGAATCTTGCGTCCCATGCTTGTGTAGCACCTACATCTTTCATAAAGCTGTTTATCTCAACCAATAGACCAAAGATATAAACATCAGGATGATTAGTTGATACCCAGTTAGTGGGGAAGTCAGGTGCAAGAGGTAGAACGTTTCCATAGTACACAATCTCCAAAATGGAAACACCATCAACAAGAACTGGTTGTACTACTAACTGTCCGTTAATGATGTTGTAGAATCGTTTAGATGATGCTGGCCAGTTTGTAGTATCTGTGGCAGTGTTCATCTGTTCAGGATTAAGCAATGCCAACGTGTTGCGCTGAGTCGTATCAGCAACAGTTACAATGCAGATGTCCTGTAAAGCTGAAAAGTCAGACGGAAGTTCATAACGACCATCAGTAGGATTAGGCTCAGGGAACTGGTAACGCATTGACATATCTTCAATCGTCAACGACCTATTCATCCTCGATTCTACGATCCTAAGAAAGTTATCCATCTGTGCTGTAACAACAGTTGAATCCTGCCTATCGGCATAGTTCAAGGCTGTACTTATTATCTGGTCATAGTTCATTTTATAACTCCGAGACTATCATCACCGGGTAACTTCGTACCTTGCCTAGAGAAGCAAGGACTGTTTGGTATTTCAGATTTACCATTTGTGTTCTGTATGCAAATGATCGTTATAGGTTGACTTTGATCTTGAATCTGATGTGAAGATTGCATTGAAGCAGCTGTAGAAACAGCAGCCATAGCAGCAGCAGCAGACTCGGCAGCAGTATCAACCTCTGTCCTTTGTTTCTGACTGGTCATACCACAACCAGTCAGTAAGATTAACACCAGTAATATCTTCATGGTGCATAAAAAGCATTAACACTCATTCCCTTCGCAATCATTTCACCAGAAAGCGGCGACTGTCCAATTATCGTACCGCCTGTGCCAGCGGCACGATTGTAACCAAGGCCATCAGCAGTTAATGTGGCGATTGCATTGGTCTCATTCATACCACCGATGTTTGGAGTTATTATGTTAATAGCAGCCTTTGGTAATCCAACAGTTTGTAAGTTACCAGACCTATCAGGATTACCTTCATTAGTGAAGGTAACACTGTTACGAGTAAAGTCTAAGAACTTCATTGCTATGGCCTTGCTACTTGTACTGTGATATTTAATACATTGGTGAACAATGAACCTGCTGAACCTACATAAGTGACTAAGAAAGTAGCATAAGTGGTAACGTTCTGCGATACAGTTGTGTAAGTGGCAAAGTTAGTTTCATCAGCATTGTTTATCAATGTTATCAAAGTACCTGCTGGTAAATCAATTAAGGCTTGTGTCATGTCTACGCCATTAAGAGAACGTAGATTAGATTTAATATTGGTAGCCGTAGCAAATGCAGCTGTGTTAAGAGCGAAACCACCCAATGGAGGTGAAGTTGTAGTTGTAGTTGTATCGAAAACAGCTGCAAATCTGACGGGTGTCTTTTCAATGGCTACCTTATTAAATCCATCAATCCAAGCGAAATGTGCTTCATTTGCAGTGGCAATAGAGAATGGATTTGTTGTTACTGCCAACCCTTTGTCTTTAGCATAACTGCCATCTTTATAGCATTTGTTTAAGTCAAGATGTCTTTTATATAATTTTGTCATGTTCGTGTCCTTCAGTGAGTGGGAACTTGCCTACGCAAGATTTATTTATACTTTTGACTAGGAGTTTGCACTAAGCAAGATTTGCCTTCTGGTGTTTTAAGATACCGCATCATTTCAAGATCAGCAGTTATCTTGTCTTTACTGTTTAAATCGTAGCCATCACGAATGGCTTTGTCATACATTATGAATGGAATACTCGCCATTAACCTACCAAAGGATTCACCGCTCTGTGCCCCAAGATCGTGTAGCGCACCAGGGTTCTTCCTAAGCTCAGCGTTACGCGCTAGGATGATGTTCTCAGTAGGTTGCGATGTCACATGCGTCAGAGTATTACTAGCATTATCAAAGTGCATATCGCTTTTAATGACGTTATCCATACTATTTTACCTTTTTCAGTCTATTAGGGTTATCTTCCAGTTCGCCAGTTGTAACTATACCTGTTTCACCAGGATAGAGACAACCAGATTGTAAGTACATGTGGTCATCACTTACGTTCTTTGCAAATACTGAATCATCATTTTCAACTTTCTTCTCAGCCATTTCAGTTCTCCGCCTAGATTGGTTATGCCTAAGTCTCTCAGACTGTTGTTGTCTTTGCCTATCCATAAAAAAGAGGGGATGTTGCCATCCCCCAACCCAAGGAGAGGTTACGCTACTACTGCTGTTAACACTAAGCAATCACCGATGATAGCATGTGATTTCTCAGTATTGACAATCAATGTCCAGTCAACAGACATTTGACGGTTTTCAGCAAGACCAGTTTTGGCCAATTCTTCTGTTCTGTAACCTTTCAAGTAAGAAATGGCCAAGTAAGAAGGGTCGATGATAAACACATCAGCAGCAGTTGTGGAGATGTATGCACCTTGCTCAACAACAGTATTACTGCCGCCAAGATAGGCTTTTTGCAAACGGTTTGAAGTCAATTTCAAAGTACCGAAGTCGGTAACGAACACATTCACAGAACCAAGAGCAGTTGCCTTTTCGCCTGATTTACCTTGGTCAGACATCAATGTTGCCACACGGGCAGATGATGAGAACAAGTACTCAGAGAAACGACGAACCAACTGAGGAACACACATCATAACGGCAGGATCACCACCATTGATATACACAGATTGAACTGCATCACGAACCAAAGTTTCAGTAAGGCCACGGGCAGTACCAGGAGTCCGTGGCAATGTAACACCAGAAGCTTGGAAACCACCGTTAGCACCAGCACCAGCACCATTTGAAGTGTTAGAAATCAACCATGAAGGCAGACCACCAGACTTACCAGCAGCTGCGCCAGTATCAGCGAAAGATGCTTGGTTGAATAACAGAGTAGACTCAACGTCACGACGCAACTCTTGTTGACGGCGCATGATCTGATAACTCAACTCTTTGGTGCGGCCAATGGTATCAGAAGCATCAGCACGGAAAGACGTACGAACTGTCTTTTGTGAAATCTGATGATGGTTACCAACACGCAGACCAAGGACGGTATTGTTACCAGAGGCATCAGCACCGTCGATTACCGCATTGGTGACAACCGAGTTCGCCAAGACGTCCGTGGTCCACTCCTTGTATTCGTTCTTGCTTGTTTCAGTGCCGATCATATCAGTTAAAGGTAAAGGTATTTTACTGATGTCGAAAATCGCGTTCATTACATCTTCGCGAATTAAACCACCACGTACCACCGCTTTAAGCGTGGCACTATCTAAGTTTGCAGTTGTCATTTTAGTTCCTTAAAAGATTAATAGATGCCGCTGAGTAACTCAGCTACAGCATCGGTTTCAGCGCCACGTTTAGCGTAGCCACTGGTTGATTTTGCTTTATTCGTCAACTTCTCAAGGGTGGACTGACTCTTTGTAGTCTTACCAACTGACTTTTGAAACTTGGGCAATGGTTTTGCTTCCATTTTGGTTTTAGCTATCTTAGTGCCATTACGATACGCCATTGCGTCTTTGACTATCTCAAGTAAACGTGCATCTTGGATGTTATCAAATTCCTGTTGCGTAAAGCCATACGACTCCTCGATAAATTCTTGCATTTGTTTAGCAGCTTTCTTAAATACTTCAGGTTTCGCCCACGTTGGATTATTTTCAATAATCTTGTCAGCTTGACCTCTCAAGTATTCTTGATACACTTGTTGTCGCTCTACCGTTTGTTCATTGTTTATTATATGTTTTTCTTCAATTACCATTGACATCATTTTATCAATTTCAGCAGACTTCAAATTGTAATCTTGTACTGCTGCGGCATACTCGCCAGGGTTCTCTACTCTTAGACGGTTCCAGTCAATACCAGAATAGTCTGCCATCAGAGAACTCTTTAAGTGTTCAGTAAGCCTTTCAGCAGTCTCAACTTTCTTAGCGTACTCTTGAGCAACTTGCCTACGTATGGCTTCAAATTCACGACGCTCATCGGCCAGGGCTTTTGACTTGTTGGTATTAGACTTGTTGCTTTGGAAACCAGCTATTAGGTCTTTAAATTCGACCGTAGACACTTTTCCATCAACTTTTATATTAACACCAGCAAGATTGCCTTTCTCGTCGAGAACAACATTTTTCTCGTCGATGCCAAGTGTGCTTGCCCAGGTTACTTCGCTATCATCTTCGTCGGTAGAGTCGTCGGACTCTTCCACATCATCACCATCGGACTCTTCCGCTTCGTCAGCATCTTCGTTGTCCTCACTTTGTGGTACACGCTCATCTTCTTCCTTAATTTCTTCAGGATTAATTAAAGCTGATATTTGGTCTATTGCTGATACGCTTCCGTCAGTAGACGTCGAAGTAGTAGTCATATTATCCGTTGCCATTTTCTATACTCGCTAGTTGTTGTCTGGCAATATTGCCAGTTTCAATTTTTAAAAGTAGGTCATCATTTAATTCGTTCAAGGCAAACAACGTGCCTCGTACCTGTAATGCTTCTTCATCGGTCTCAGCATTGAGGAATCTACCATATAATTCAGTTGTCTTATCAGCGTAGTATTCTTTAAAAAAATCTACGTAAGCTATCTCAGCCTTTCTACCAACTGATGCTTCAATATTTAACTGGTCAATCAGTAACTCATTCATTTCAACCTCTTGAGGTACATTTCAATTATTTGTTCATCTTGCATCTTACGTCGTGCAATAATTGCATTTATTTTCATATCATGTGCCAGTTTACCAGACCGTAAATGTTCGAATAAACCAGGTAATTCGTCTTCTAACTCTTCTTCAATCTCTGGCTCTTCAATCTTCGGTTCTTCAAACTTCCAGTATGCTAAACCTCTTGAACCTTTGCGTTTCGGAACTTCTAAACCATTCTGTGCCGTACCCGCTACAAGGGTTATCTGTCCAGCAATAACACCACTTGTAACATGTAATCCAGTATGGGCAGCTACACCAGAAACATTGGTTACCTGCCCTGCAATAACACCTGTTGACGCATGTGTTATATCAGCTATATGTACCGCCGCACCAGACACATTAGTTATCTGCCCTGCCACCGCGCCTGTTGACGGATGACTTGTAAAACGTACAGCTGCACCAACTATATTAGTGGTCTGCCCTGCAATCGCACCTGTTGAAGGATGCGGTAGTGTCTTTACTGCTGCACCAACTACGGTAGTAGTTTGACCAGCAATC